TCTTTATTTGAATTAGCTCTATTTGTTATTACTTGAAAATTACCTACAAAGTTATGAGTTGGTATATTATTTTTATGATCAAAAACTAATTTATTTGTTCCATCTGAAAAATGATTATAAAAAGCCATTCCAATTATTAAATGAGTTTTAATATGTCTTTTTTTACTGTTTTTTGATAAAGTAACTCTTAAGTAACCATGACTATCAAAACATTGTTTAAGAATAATAGTTGGCCTATGTTGTAGTTTACTTCCGTTTTTTTGAAATCTTTCTAAAGACTTTAATCTACCAATATCACTCACTTGATATAATCCTTCATATTCTGGAATATCTTTCCAAATTTCCTCACAAACTTGACCTTCGTCATTCGTGTAAATTATATTTTCTAAACTTAAATTCTTGTAGTATTCCATGATATTTTAATATAAAAAGAAAATCCTCAAAGAGCCACTACGCATCTTCAAGGATTTCTCGTTTAGGGTGTTTCACCTATTTATCTTAAACGCAAGTAGTGGATTGCATTGCAAATGTATAAAAAAAATCATTACTTTTGTTAATATAATTAAATTAAATATGATACAATCAAAAGATATTGAAATTTCAATTGGAAATTCTCTTGAAGGACTAACAAGAGATATTGACATTTTAACAGTTGATGATGAAAAATTAGAACGATTAGTAAAATCTAGACAAGAATCATTTTCTTCTATAAAAGAAATGCTTGGTATATGGCAAAACTCACCAAATGCACCAAGACAAGAAAAACTAATTACATATACTGAAAAACTAATTGCTGCAGGAAACAAAACCTCTGAAATTTTAAGAAGTGCTTTAGTAAAAGAAATAGACTTTGATGACTTAGATCCTGAAAAATATGGATCAGCAATTAAGTCAAAACCAATAATTTATCGTGCAATTTCAGAGATAGATTCAGGTATAAAAGTACTTCAGAGACAAATAGAAACAAGTACGTTAACTTTTAAAGAACAAGATTTCAAACCAGGATTTCCAGAGAGGTTTGCAAAACAAGAATTATTTCCTGAAAAAGATTATCATAAAGAATGGTATGATGAAGAAAATGAATCTATACTTATTTGTCCAAAAGGAACAAAAGGTGAGGTTATAGAACTTAATGGATTAAAAATAACACTACCAGAAGTCCCTAAGAAAAAGTCAGAAATACTATTTAGCAAACTGCCAATAGAAGATCAGTATTGGAAAAGAATAGAAATGCCAAAAGGATTAAGTCCAGAAAATGAAGAAGAATATTCTGATTATATAGAGCAAGAATTTAAAAAAAGAAGAGAAGGTGTATGGTTTATGAACAACGGCAAACCTACATGGGTAACTCCATGTCATTATATGGGACTACAATGGAATCAAATGCTTGAAACAGGAGGTTATAAAGATTTCCGTATGGCACAATGTACAATGTATTATTTTGCACTTGCAACTATTGTAGATCCTCGTTGTGTAGGTAAAATATTCACTAAAGGTAGAAGATCGGGGTTTACTGAAATGGCACTTGACCATTTCATGCACTATGCTACATCTACAAAAAATAACCATTTTGGGATAACATCAAAAACAGGTGATGATGCTGTAAAAGCATATACAAAATTTGTTTATGGACTACGAAATTTACCATTCTTTTTTATACCTGTTTTAAAAGGTAAAATAGATGACACTAAAAAAATAGAATTTGGAAAACCTTCGGATAATTCAAAAATTTCTAAAAAGAAAAGAGATACATCTACAGAAGATTACTTAAACGTAACTATTGATTATAGAGCTACTGCCACACTTGCTTATGACTCTATTGCAATGAAAATGTATATTGGAGATGAAGCAGGTAAATGGGAAAGACCAAATAATTACATTGACCATTGGACTAACGTTAAACCTACCATGGTCCAAGGGGGTAGAGTAGTTGGAAAAGCATTAATTGGATCAACTTTAAATCCTTTAGATAAAGGAGGTAGAGAGTTTCAGACACTTTATTACGGTTCAGATGTAAGGAAAAGAAATTCAAATGGAAGGACTCCTACAGGTTTATATGGTTATTTTTTACCTGCACATAAAAACTATGAAGATTTTACAGATAAATACGGAATTTGTCATGAAATTCTACAACCAGGAGAATCAATTATTAATTCACATGGAGAAAAGAAAACTATTGGAGCTTTACAGTATTTAGAAAACGAATTTAAGTCAGCAAAATCAATGGGTTCAAAAGCGTATAATAACTCTAGAAGACTTGACCCAATTACATTAGATGATGCATTTAGAGATGAAATGGCTTCTCAGTTATTAGATACTGAGAAAATAAACACTCAATCAAAATACAATAGAGAGAATAATATTGAACACAATTTGGTACGTGGAAACTTTTACGAAAAAGATGGTATTCAAGATGGAGAAGTTATATGGAAACCACAAGAAGATGGAAGATTTTTAATTTCATGGTTTCCTCCAAAAGAGATGCGTAATAAGCATGTAATGAAGAATATTTTTGGTAGGATGACCAAATGTCCTGTTAATGATTTTGGTGCATTTGGAGTTGACTCCTATGACCAAGATGCTGTAATTGATGCTAAACTTGTAGCTACTGAAAATGGTATTGAATATGATTTAGGTTCTAAAGGAGCAATGCATGGAGTTACGGGAACAAATATGGGGGATATTCCGAGTAATTATTTCTTTGTAGAATATGTGGCAAGACCAAAAGATGCTTATACTTTTTTCCAAGATGTTTTATTATGTGCAAGATTTTATTCATTACCTGTACTTGTAGAGAATAATAAAAAAATGCTTTTGGAACATTTTTACCAAAGAGGTTATCGTGGATTTTCAATAACTCGTTTTGATAAAGATATGAACAGATTATCACCTGATGAAAAGAAATTAGGAGGTATGCCAAATAGTGGACCAGACATTATTCAAAAGCATTGGACTTCATTAGAGAAGTATGTAAATGACTATGTAGGGGAATATGTTTGTGAAGATGGAGAGCAACCAATTAGAGAAATTGGAGAAATTGGAGACATGCCATTTAATAGAACTTTAGGAGATTGGTTAAAGTTTGACATTAATAATAGAACGAAATTTGATGCTTCAATTAGTTCTGGATTAGCACTTATGGCAGTAAATAGAGAAATTTATAGACCTAAAGTTGAAAGAAAAACTGTAACTTTGAAAATAAAACGTTATAGAAATTAAAAAAAATAACTATTTTTACAGTAAATTATAGATACCCAACATTTTACAGATGAATAATAACGAAAAACCAGAGATTAAGATAGGTAGTAATTGCAACTATCCTAGTCAATTAGCATCTTATGAAGAGAAAATTTCAGATGAATTTGCATTAGAGGTTAAAAGATCAATTGAATCTGAGTGGTTTTCTCGTTATAATGGAAATCAAAAGTGTAAATTTTACACTCAGAAAGAGCAGTTTGCACAAAGAAGAATGTATGCAAAAGGACTTCAATCTATGTCTAAGTATAAAAAACAACTTGGATTAGATGGAGATTTATCCTTTTTAAGTTTATCTACGGAACCAATTACAATTATTCCTAAACTTGTAGATGTTGTTTGTAATGGATTTGCAAATAGAGATGCTACAATTAAAGCTTATGGAATTGATGATGTATCACAAGAGAATAGAGTTTCTTATAGAAAAACTATTGAGACAGATATGTTATCAAAAGAACTATTAGTAAAAGCAAAAAAAGAGCTTGGAATAGATGCTTCATCTATGCCAATAGACCAACTTCCAGAAAACACACAAGAGTTAGATATACATATGCAGATGGATTACAAGCCATCTATTGAAATGTCCCAAGAATTAGCTATTGAAACTATTTTTGGAGAAAACAAATACACAGATAAAGTTGAGTCTAAAGTTTTAAAGGATTTAACTATTTGTGGAGCAGCTTGGGTGAAGAATAGATTTGTAAAAGATAGAGGAATTTTAGTAGAATGGGTTGATGTAGAAAACAAAATCCAATCATATACTGAAGATCCTTTTTATTCAGATTGTTTTTATCATGCAGAATTTAAACCTACATTAATTTCAGATGTTAGAGTAGAATATCCTTGGATAAATAATGAACCTGAATTATTAAAACAACTAGAGTTCTCAGGTAAAAATTGGACAAGCTATCATGATTTACAAAATGATGAAAAGTTAAAAGGAACAACAAGCTTATTATACGTTACTTATAAAACTACTAGAGAATTAGGTAGCAAAATAAAAGAAAAGCAAACAGGAGCAAGAAAAGTAACTCCTACCAACTACACAAAAGGACAAGCCAAAAGAAAAGATTATAAAATAGTTTCGGCAGGAGTTGAAGAAGTACTATTTGAAGGAGTTTTTGTACTTGGTACAGATATAATCTTGAAATGGGAAGTTGCTGAGTCTATGAGTAGACCAAAATCAAATAAGCAATTAGTTATCGAACAGTTTGTTGGAGTAGCACCAAACAGAGAAAAAGGATATATTGATTCCCTTGTTGCTCGTATGATTCCTATTGAAGATAAGTTAAACATTATTGAATTAAAAGCAGACCAAATAATCAGGAAAATAACTCCTGATGGTTACAGAATTGATGTAGGTGCATTAGCTGACTTAGATTTAGGTGATGGTAAAGCATTAACACCTTTAGAACATTTAGATATGTTATTGCAAACAGGTTCGGTTTTCACGAACAGTTTAACTTCTGGTGGTGAATTTAATTATGGTAAAGATCCAATAACTGAATTACGAACAGGAGATTCATTAAACAAACTACAATCATTAACAAACCAAAGAGAAGTTTACTTAAATTTAATTCGTGATGTAATTGGATTAAACAAAGCTTCTGATGCAAGTACACCTGATAAAGATTCATTAGTAGGACTTCAAAAACTTGCTGCATTAAATTCAAATACTGCAACAAGACACATCTTAGATGCAAATAATATAATTAAAAAAGATACTGCACAAGCTATAACTTATAGAATACAAGATGTTCTTAAATTCTCTGATTTAAAAGATGATTTAGTTAGAAAAATTGGTGCAACTTCTGTATTAGATTTAGAATATGTAAAAGAATTACACCTATACGACTTTGCAATTTTCCTTGAAGTTTCTCCGGATGATGAAGAAAAAGCTAAATTAGAAGCTGATTTAACAAAAGAAATCGACAAAGGAGTTATTGGTACTGAGGATAAATATAGAATTATTGGTATCAAAAATTTAAAACTTGCTACATCTGTACTTTCTATTATAAAAAGAAAACGTGCAAAAGAGCAAGAGGAAGTTAAAATGCGTGAGATACAAGCACAAACTCAGGGTAATATTCAATCAGCACAAGCATCCGAACAAGCAAAACAACAAACTGCACAATTGGAAGCAATGGTTAAGACTGAATTACAAAAAATGATTGACTCAGGAGCAATTTCAAAAGAACAAGCAAGAGGTGAACAAGACAGATTAACTGAGGAGTTAAAAGCAAATAAGAAAATAGAATTACAATACATTATCAATAGCGGACAATCACAAAAAATACAAGACCAAGAGGATGCTAAAAAGGAAAGATTGCTAAAACAAGCATCAATGGACTCTGAAAAAATTGACCAACGTGCTAACAATAAGCAACCTATTGACTTTGAAGAAAGAGAAAAATCAACAAATGTATTTGAAATGTAAAAATTTTAACTATTTTTGTACTAATAAATACTATTTTAATTTAATCTAAATAAGAATGCCAACAGATAACCAAAACCAAAACGCTGATAATCCAGATGTAGTAGTTGAAGAAACTACACCTCAGTTTACAGTTAGAGTTGCAGATGATATTGAAACACCACAAGTTGTTGTTGAAACTCCTGCAGTTGAAGAGGAAGTAATTACGGAAGATACAGTAGTTGAAGAAACTCCTGAAGTAATTGAAACACCTCAAACAAGTATTTCAGAAGAAAGTGTTTTAAGTTTCTTGAAAGAAAAAGGTATTGATGCAGAAAATCTTGAAGCATTGAAACCAAAAGAAGCGAAAAAATTAACTCCTGAAGTAGAAAAGTTCTTAGAGTTCTCAGAAAAGACAGGTAACAAAAATTACAATGACTTCTTAGCTACTCAAAAAGAATGGGATAAAGAAGACCCAACAAACGTTCTTAAAGAAATGTTGAGAATTGAAAACCCAACATTAGATACAAAACAGATTGATCATCTTTTTAACAAAAACTATTCTTATGATGCTGATTTAGCAGATGAAGATGAAGTGATGGATAAAGATATTAATAAACAACAACATCTACAAAAAGCATTCAAAATGCTTGAAGATAGAAAGTCTGAATATATGGTTCACAGAGGTTCTGATGAATTAATTCCAGATGACTACAAACAAGCAAAAGCTTTAGTAGATAAGTTAAGTTCTGACCAAGTTGAAAATGCAAGAGTTTCAGAAGAAGTTAGAAATAATTTCTTAAAAATTACAAATGACACGTTGAACGATAATTTTGAAGGTTTCAAAGTTAAAATCGGAGACAAGGATTTCGTAATCAAACCTGATAATATTGCAGAAGTAAGAAATGTTCAGTCGGATATAGGAAATATCCAAAAAAAGTTCTTTGATGACAATAACACACTTATAGACCCGGTAGGGTATCATAAATCTCTTTATGCTGCTAATAACCCTGATAAATTTGCCGAACATTATTTTAATTTAGGTAAAGCAGAACAAGCAGAAGAACAAGAGAGAATATCTAAGAACATTCCTGGAAATGGAATGAGACAAGTTGATACTTCAAAAGGTGGACCAGGTATTACTGTTAAAGTTGTTGAAGGATAGTAAACAAACCTAAAAACAAAAACAATTATGGCTTTAGCTGCAGTTCCAGGAGTTATTTTTACTCCTTCACCAACAAAAACACCTACCCCAACAAATTACTTGGGTAGTGATGACTTTGATTTTTTAAATCAATACTTACCTGAAACTTACAACAAAATCACAAACAGATTTGGTTCGCAAGATATTACAGGAATGTTAGAATTAATGGGTAAAGAAATGCCTTTCCAATCTGACAATATTAAATGGACTGAGGAAGGTCGTTTGACTCAACTTGGTACAGGAGTTACAAGAGCAGTAAATGTATTTACATTAGCAGATCACACATTTAGAGTAAACGAAACTATTGTTGTTCACAATGCTGATGGTTCAGTAGAAAGACAAGGTTTAATTACTGAAACTACTTCTACAACTTTTACTGTTCTTTGTGGACATGCATCTGGTTGGACTGCAGTAGGAACAACTGATTTAAAAGTTTATGCAGACTCTAATGAGTTTAAGAAAAAAACAGATGGAATGTCTCAATCTTTAAACTCTCAAGTAGAACACTTTGAGCAAACTCCAACAATCGTTAAAGAAATGATTGATGAATCAGGTTCAAACTTAGCTCAAATTACTTGGTTAGAAGTTGGAGATGGTAATGGTGGTACAGGATTCGTATGGTACTATAAAAACTATAATGATACTGAGAAACGTTTCAAAAATGCAATCGAGAATAAATTGATTCGTGGTAAAAGATGGGCAGGAGATTTAGCTGCTGCAGGTTATGGTGGTACTAAAGGATTGTTTGATTACGCTGCAGGTGGTAACTTGTTTGCAGGTCCAGCAACAGATTTAGATGATTTCGATTCTATCATTGACCGTTTAAATGCACAAGGTATGATTGCAGACAACTATATCTATGGTACATCAGCACAAAACCTTGCAATTGATGACATGTTAAAAGACCAAGTTCAATCTTCAATGGGTTGGGGTATGTTTGATAACGATGAAAAAATGGCATTAAATTTAGGATTCTCTAGTTTTAAAAGAGGTGGTTTTGAATTTGGATATTCTCGTTGGAGATATTTAGATAACCCAACTACTGAGGGATCTAATATTGGAGCATCTAAAGTTCACGCAGTTTTAATTCCTTCTGGAAGTAAAAATGTTTATGATGTTATCAAAGGAGAATCAGCAGCTCAACCAATGCTTCACGTTAGATATAGAGCAAATGCTAAAACTAACAGAAAGTATAAAATGTCAATCAGAAGTTTTGAAGATGGTACTTCAGGAGGTAATGATAGTATTACTAATGACTTTATCACAGAAAGAGCATTAGTGGTATTAGGAGCAAATAATCTTATTCAATTTAAAGGATAGTAGCCTTTAAAATATTTTAATTAAACACCTCTATATGAGGTGTTTTTTTATATCTTTGAATTATTATTTATATTAAGTCTAATTAAATTTATTAAAAAATGGCAAAACAAGATGCAAAACCTCAAGTAGAAAAGCTTGAATTAAAAGAATTGGACAACAACGAAACTATTGTTCAAGAATTAGGGACTTTGAA